ATCCGTGGTGGTCAACAACAGCGACGTATGTCGCACGGGCATGAGCGTTGGCGCGCAGACGGGATTCTTTGGTATTTCCACAGGTCATACAATAATAGACAAGAACTGCGAGCGCATAAAACTGGCGAGGTCCCTCTACTTCATGGGCATGAAGGTGGCGGCGGTCAGTCTGCTTTGTCAGGATGCGAGGGTATTCGATGCGATGACCATGGCCGGGACGCCGTGTCCGTACAAGGGGAAGATTGGCACGGAAGCCAAACTGGCATGGGAAGCTGATCAAGACGCAGCGCCCGATGGGAACAGGACGTTCGAGGAGGAAGAGGAAGACGATGACGAAGAAGAGGATCTGTGGAACGGCGACTAGAGGATTTTTGCTGGCCTGTCTGTTGACGGGTCAATCTTTTGCGGAGGAGATCGTAACCGGCCAGGAAACCTCTTCCAATCAGATGCCGACGATGAGCGAGTTTACCCGTTCCGGTGGCACCAGCGTTGGCACGGGAGGTGGCTGCTCTGCCGGGGAGTATTGCACGGCGGGAAAGGATGGTCCCGGAGGGACATATTCCACGACGTTCGATCTTGAAGATGCCATGACCATTAATCAGATCAACCGGGGATTCGATTTGGATTACGGTATGGGTGTGGATTCCCATTCTTCTAACACAACCGTGCCGACCTGTTCCGGCAACACGATGGCCGCGTTTGATTGCAAGGATATTTTCCGGTTGACGGTCTCCTTGTTCAACGAGAACTCGGCGCTTCAGTACAAGTTCGAGCACGAGGTCGAATTGACGTTCTCCGGTCTCCAGACTTATAGCTATTCTCAGATCATCCCCGAAAACTCCTACACTGGTTTGACGGGGGAGTTCGAGATGTTTGGAATCGATGCGGGATATCCATACGGCTATTACGGACCACAGTTCAGCAATCCAACTCTTACAGCCACCTATGATTTGGTAACCTTTATCGAGACAGAGATAATAGATATCATTCGGAATATCGATATAATATTTGATAATCCAATTCAGATCGTGGAAGTTGACATGTCCCCCCCACCTCCGGATCAGGAGATGGAGGACATGGAGGCTCAGATCGAACAGGAGATGGCCCCGCCTCCGATGGAAACCATGGCTAGTGGACCGGCTTCTTCGGAACAGTCAAATCTTCAACCGCCCGCGCAAGAGCAACAAGAGCAACAGGAAGCCCAGGCCGAGGTGGAACAGGAGATGGAAGTTGAACCAGGCCATGAGACAACGGGAAGCCCTGAATCGTCTTCTGCAAGTGAGGAGACGCAACCAGATCCAGAATCCGAAGCAGATTCAGAGCCTGACGCTCCCAAAGTTCTTGTTAAAAAGGCCGTCAAAGAAAAGATTGCCAAGCGAATCATGAAGCGTATGGGGGACAAGGGGCGTTATGATGTCAGCAATCAGTTGAAAACTCTGGTGGTGATGCAGGTGCTGGGGAACAGCAAGTCCTTCTTTGAGGCCACGACCAAGCTGAAAGATACCGTTGGGTTCTTCAGCACGGCCACGATTCCGGATGCCACGATTGACGGTAACAACTTCGCGCAATACATCCTGTTTGGCGGCTCCAATGCAAAGCATGATGCCATGATTAACTCCCAGTACAGGTGAGGTGATGTACGAATACAATTGCAAGGTTGTTAGAATCATAGATGGCGACACGGTTGATGTGGACATCGACCTTGGCTTCGATGTTTGGTTAACGAAGCAGAGGATCAGGCTGTTCGGTGTAGACACACCTGAGAGTCGGACACGGGACATGGTTGAGAAGAAATTCGGCATTCTGGCGAAGAACTTCGTCAAGGGTCGGCTTCCCGTGGCTTCCATGCAGGTTCTGAGAACTAGGCTGGACGATTCTCGCGGCAAGTTTGGGCGCATACTTGGCGAGTTTGTGATGGAGGACACCACCCTGAACCAGCTTCTCATTGTTACGAACAATGGGGTGCCGTATTTCGGGCAGTCCAAAGAGGAGATCGAGGATGCACATCTAGAGAACAGGAAAAAGTTAGAATTGCAGCTAGGTTTCTGAGAGATAAGTTCGTGGCAGAGGTCGAGTATCAGGGAATAAAGCTGTCGGGAGGGAAACTCCTCGTCATTCTTCCAGTGCTGGGAACGATTGGCGGTGGGCTGTGGGCTGGTTTCGAGTTCTACAAGGACTACATGGACATGAAGGAACAGATTCAGGAGTACGTGGCTCCGGATCTCAGCGGTTTTGACAAGCGCCTTGATGTTTTCAAGGAGAAGATGATATCAGTTGAGGACTCGGTCACGAGGTCAACGGACTATACGCGTGATATAAAGAACGATCTCAAGAAGGATGTTGCTCGTCTGGAGAAGAGCGTCGATGCGGCGGAACGACGCACGAAGGATACGGCGGACGGTGTCAGGACCACCCTTGATCAGAACGAGAACAAGGTCCGGGGCATGGTGACCAAGGCGGAGGACCGATTCGATACGAGGCGTGAGCAACTCCGGAACGACATGACTTCTCTTGAAGAGCGTATGAAGAAGCAAATGGGCGATCTGGAAAAGGCAACCAACGACAATATCCGGAAGGCTCTCGAAAATCCGTTGGCGAGGATGAAGTAAAGATGTTTCATCCCTCCTTCTGGTTCATTTTGATAGTGATTCTGATCACATGGCCGTTTGCTGTGAGAGGACAGCCGTTTTGCATGAAGCATTCGGATTTCGTTGCAAAGGTAGCAGAAGAATACCAGGAGACGTTGGTCGGTTTTGGTCTCCTGAGTGACAACAAGATCTTTGAAGTGTTTGCGTCTTCCGAAGGGGCGACATTTACGATTGTTTTCACGACACCTGAAGGTCTTACATGTCCCATCGGAGCGGGCCAAGGCTGGCGGAATGTTTTTGTGCCGCCCAAAGGTATGAAAACCGTCCACCCAGGATGAGATGATGGCCCAGAAGAAGCTGCAAAAGGACAGCCGACTTAATGAGTTGGATATTGATAAGGACGGCGTTGTGTCGGATTCCGAGCTTGCCTTAGGGGATGCCCTGGATCGGCATGAGAAGTCTGATGCCCAGCGACGAATGGCATGGGTGTCAATGATATCCATGATCGTCTTTACCGCAGCGGTATTCCTGCCGATCTTCCCGGACGGCCGGATAAAAGCTCTTTCAGATTTATTCGGTCTGTTTTACATCGGCCAAGCTGGTGTGGTAGGAGCATATATGGGAATGACAGCATATATGGCTAAAGGAAAATGACCTGATGGATGGGATCCTTCTTGCGGAACATCTTCTCAAGTCCATTCGAGAGCGGCGTGAACGTATCACGGAGAGGATGGCGGGAGGCACTGTAAGAGTCTGGGATGAGTACAAGCAACTGGTTGGCAACATTGAATCTTTGGACTATATAGAGCAGGAGTTAAGAGAAATCTTGGAAAAGGCAGATTGATGATGGAGAAATCTGAGGTCGTTAATAGCGGCAGTCCGGTATCCTTTGATAAGGCATATGTCAAGGTAGAGGACCGGGTTCTTGATCCAACCAAACTGGAGACAGGCTCTTTTGAACGCCTTCCTTTTCCTACAGGATGGCGTTTGTTGATTCTTCCATATAGAGGTCGTGGAAAAACAGAGGGGGGCGTCCTTTTACCGGATGCTGTTATTGACCGGGAATCTGTCGCTACCGTTTGTGGCTACGTTCTGAAGACGGGGCCACTAGCTTACAAGGATGCCGAGAAGTTTCCCGAGGGACCCTGGTGCAAGGAGAAGGACTGGGTGATCTTCGGAAGATATGCGGGCGCTCGTTTCAGGATAGACGGCGGCGAGGTTCGTATCTTGAATGACGACGAGGTCATAGCCGTTATACAGGATCCTGAAGATATCCTGCACTTCTAACATGGAGATGTCCCATGCCAAGCCCTGATCAAGACGAGCTTGTTGTAGATCTGCCTTCTGACGGTAACGACGTTACCGTAGAGATAGGTCCTTCGGCGGTTGAATCTGCTGAAGCAATTCTAGATTCGAATGATACCGAACACGAAGTGTACAGTAAGAAGGTACAGCGTCGAATTGATTCGTTAACCAAGAAGGCACGGGAAGCCGAGAGGCAGCAGGAAGCTGCTCTCCATTATGCGCAAAGTATTAAGGTCGAGAACGCCCAGCTAAAAGGTCGCGTTCAGGATCTGGACCAAGGCTACGTCAACGAGTACGGCGACCGCGTTGCAACGCAGACGGAATCTTTGGAGAAGGATCTTGAGAGTGCCATAGCGACCAATGACACGGCAGCGCAGGTGGAAACCCAGAAAAAGCTTGCGCAGCTTGCTATTGAAGAGGAGCGCGTCAAAGCAGCAAAGCAACAGCAGGCACAATGGCAACAGCAAGTCGCAGCGCAACAGCAGGCAGCGCAACAGCGAGCCATGCAGCAACCTCCAAGACAACAGGTTCCTGCAAGGGCAGATCCGAAAGCGGAGGACTGGGCTTCAAGGAACGAATGGTTCGGTGATGACGATGCAATGACTTTTGCAGCGTTTGGAATTCACAAGAATCTTGTCGAGGATGAGGGGTTTGACACGGAGTCCCCCGCATACTATGATGAACTTGACAAAAGAATACGGGAAGCGTTCCCGCACCGGTTTGGCGGCGGGGCCACTGTTTCCGTATCAGAAGGACGCCGACCACAGCAGTCGGTTGCCTCTGCCACACGCTCCAGCAATACTGGGCGCAAAACAGTAAGATTATCTCCAAGCGAGGTTGCGATAGCGAACAAGCTTGGTGTTCCTCTGGATGAGTACGCGAAACACAAACGGTAGGGGCCGCTAAATGGAAAACGAAACTGTTGATCGGGCTCCCCGCACGTCCAAGACACGTGACGCGAAACCGCGTCGGAAACCTTGGGCACCCCCGTCTTTACTAGACGCACCTGCACCCCCTGAAGGATTTGTCCACCGTTGGATACGTGCCGAGGTCAGGGGCTTCGATGACCGGAAGAATGTTTCTGCCCGTATGAGAGAGGGGTGGGAGCTGGTTCGGAAAGAGGAGTATCCCGATTTTGAAGCGCCGACTGTTGACGGTGGACGTTACGAAGGTGTCTTTGGTGTAGGAGGATTGTTGCTGGCTCGAATTCCAGTAGAAATCGTGGAAGAACGAAGCGACTACTTCAATCGGATGAAGTCTGATGCAATGGAGGCAGTCGATAACGATCTTCTGAAGGAGACCCAGCATCATTCGATGGCGATTCAGAAACCGGAGCGTCAATCGCGTGTGACATTCGGAGGCCCTAAACAAACATAGGGCTTATTGTTAGCAACCCTTTTGCTTTTGAGGAGCACTGGAAATGGCGAATACCAATGGAGCTTGGGGGCTTCGACCTGTCGGGAAGATGGGTCAAAACTCCAACTCCACGGGTGTTTCAGGCTATACCTTCTACGAAATTGCCAATGGCAACAGCAATGTCATCTATCAAGGTACCCCGGTTATTCCGCTTTCGACGGGATATATCGATGTCGTGGGTGCGGCGGCAGGTGGCACCGTTGGGCTATTAGGCTCTTTTCAAGGTTGCAGGTATGTCTCAAGCACCACGGGGAAACCCACGTGGAGTATGTACTGGCCTGGGTCGGGAGCGGATAGCAACCATCCCGTAAGGGCTTTTGTCGCGGATGATCCGATGCAGATCTTTGTCGTTGCAACGGACGCCTCGTGGACGAGTAAGGCAACAGCACGGGCCGCTGTTTTTGCGAACGTGAACTTCTCTAGCGGAACAAGCGGGAGCACGACAACGGGTCAGTCTTCAGGTGCTTTGGCTATCAGTACCATCGCTACCACGAATACGCTTAATATGCGCATTCTTGGTTGGGAAGAAGATGCCATGAACCAAGACTTTTCTGCTGCTGGTATCCCTGCTTTGGTCAGGTTGAACAACCACTACAACAGCGCCAATGGTGCTATTGCTGGTGGTACTGTTTCAACTACTGGCGTATAGGAGGGTTGAGAAATGGCTATTAGCAGAGCACAACTTGTCAAAGAGTTGGAACCCGGCCTGAACGCGTTGTTCGGACTGGAATATGACCGCTACGACCGTGAGCACGAGAAAATCTTCTCCATGGAGAGTTCAGATCGTGCCTTCGAAGAAGAGGTCATGTTATCCGGTTTCGGAAGCGCACCCACCAAGTCTGAAGGCTCGGCGGTATCGTTTGACGATGCCCAAGAGGTGTACACGGCTCGTTACACGATGGAGACAATCGCGTTGGCTTTCTCCATCACTGAAGAGGCTATTGAGGATAACCTTTATGACCGGCTTGCAGGCCGGTACACGAAGGCCCTTGCACGTAGCATGAGCCAGACGAAGCAGGTTAAGGCCGCTGCGGTTCTTAACAACGCTTTCGACAGCACGTACACCGGAGGTGATGGGCTTGAGCTATGTTCAACGGCTCATACCCTTGCAAACGGCAACACCTTCCGTAACGAGCTTTCGACGGCGGCGGATCTCAATGAGACCAGTCTTGAACAGGCTCTCATTGATATTGCAGGCTTCGTCGATGAACGCGGTCTAAAAGTGGCTGTCAACGGCAATAGGATGATTATTCCCAAGGAACTTCAGTTCACTGCTGACAGGCTTTTGGAGTCCACGCTTCGTCCAGGGACAGCGGATAACGATATCAATGCCGTTCGGAACATGGGTATGCTTCCGGAAGGCTATGACGTTAACCACTTCCTGACGGACACGGACGCGTGGTTCATCATCACGGATGCACCGAATGGTTTGAAGGGCTTCAACAGAACGGCCGTTCGAACTTCCATGGAAGGTGATTTCGACACCGGGAATGTGAGGTACAAGGCTCGCGAACGCTATGCGTTTGGCTGGTCGGATCCTCGCGGTATCTTCGGATCACCGGGCGCGTAACCTCTATCAGAGCTATCGGAGGGAGAGCCTTTTCTCCCTCCGCCTTTCTGGGACTACATAGCCCTAGCGACTGGCCCAGCAGACGCTTACAAGACTCTAGGGCGAAACCTTTGTAAGGAGGCGTACCATGGGTACGACACGTTTCTCCGGTCCTGTCATGTACAGTGGGCACGGCAGTGATTCCAGCTACTTGGGATCCTGGTTTGGCAATCTTCCCATGCAGATCAACCCGGATTACATCTTCAAGTCCGACGACTTCACGGGCATCGATATCGATGACACCGATGACTGGACAAAGTCGGTCCTTAACAGTGGAACCTTGACACTCCTCGCTGATCACGTCGGTGGCTGGGCCAAATCCACAGGTGATGGCTCAACGGATAATTCCGGGGGCGCAATCCAGGGCAATGAGATTTTCCTGGCGGAAGCCAGCAAGAACATCTACTTCGAAACGCGAGTAGCCGTGGCAGATGCTGACGACATGGATATGTTTGTCGGTCTTGCCGAGAACGGCACTTTTGCAACGGGTGTTCCCTTCACTGCGAGTAATCAGATCGGCTTCCTTCTGGTAGAAGGGGCTGCTGATATTTATGCCAACTGCGATAGCGGTGGCACTGAAACCAAGACGGATACAGGTATTGATTTTGCGGACGGCGCAGAATCAAGCTCCAACATTACCAACGTCCGCACACTTGGTTTCGTTATCAAAGGAACGGGGCAGGTTGCGTTTTATGTTGATCGTGCTCTTGTGACTACGACAACTGCGAACATTCCTACCTCTGCGCTTACCCCTTGGTTCTGTGCCCTATCGGGAACGACAACCGCAGATGCGGCTTGGTGCGATTACATCAATGTCGCTGCCCAACGTATCACTACCGGTATGACCCAGTTCAATATCCAACCGTAAAGGACAGGGCGTCATGGCTAAGACAAGGGCACGTACCAAGAGTGGCGCGTTTATTGGGGACGATCCAAGCACTCCCGAGAACGAGGCGTGGGTTGATAAAAGTTCTAAGAAGGAAAAGGATTCCAGATACTCTTACGGGATTTCTTCCAAGAAGGATTTTCCTCCTCCCGGAACCTCTAAGTACAAGATGATGGTACTTTCGGGAGAGATCAAGGAGTAGGCCATGGCGGATGCTGTAACCACCACGTCGGTAATCGATGGATCTCGAACGGCTGTTATTTATTGTACCAACACCAGTGATGGTACAGGTGAATCGGCTGTTACCAAGGTAGATGTATCGGCTCTTTCTACTTCCCCGGAAGGTGACGCTTGTACCGGAGTACGTCTTCAGAAGGTTGTTTTCACTAATGTCGGAATGGGGGTTAAGGTTCTTTGGAACGCCTCCACTAATGTCATTGCTGCACAACTCCCAGCGGACTACTCCGATACCCTAGACTACTCGGATATCAGTGGTCTTCCCAATGTGGCTGCTGCTAGTGGCAAAACAGGGGACATAAAGTTCACGACTGTAGGCCACACCAGCGGTGACACATACTCTGTAGTTCTCTACTGCTTGAAAGAGTATTGATGGTATAGGTTATGACTAATGATCTGGATCGAAAGAACGAGCTGGCTATCATCGAGCTTCGTGGTGATATCAGACTTCTCGGTCAGAAACTTGATACCATCAAGGATAATGATATCGCCCATCTTCAGAAGTCCATAGACGGCGTACAGAAGGTTATGTGGACGGTAGGGGTGCTGGTTCTTGGTCATCTGGGGGTTGCCATAAAAACCGCTCTTTGGGGTTAGGATGAAAGGTTTTAAGTGTCATGGCAGTCTCTGGATCTAAGGACTTTGAGCCTAATGTAGCGGAATATGTAGAAGAGGCTTTCGAGCGTTGCGGTTTGGAGCTTCGTACTGGCTATGACGCCCAGACTGCACGAAGGTCTCTGAATCTGTTGTTTGCAGACTGGGCCAATCGTGGTCTCAATCGGTGGACGATAGAACAGGTTACACAGACTTTTGCGAAGGACATTGCGGAATATCCTGTCGGTGCCATCACTCTTTCTGTGAGTGACAGCGACAGTTTCACGATAGCCGAGACCATTACGGGTGGCACGAGTGCAGCGACCGCCTCTCTCATAACGAAACCTGATTCTACGTCCATGACGATAACGGTTCCCTCCGGAACTTTTACCTCTGGTGAGACGATAACAGGTTCCTCCAGTTCGGCTACGACAACCACCACATCCACAGCCTCTCTTGAGGATGTCCAAGCTACAATTGACATTCTTTCTGGTGTGGTACGGCGAAGCAGCACTGATATATCGATTGGCAGAATCAGCCGAGACAACTATTTGAGTATCGCAACAAAGTCCACTACAGGACGCCCCACTCAGTTTTATGTAGACCGCCTTATTACTCCGGTCGTCAAGGTTTGGCCCACTCCAGAGAACAGTACGGATCAGTTCATTTATGACCGACTGGTCCGGATAGATGACGCTGACACATCTGTGAATACCGTTCAGGTACCTTTCAGATTCTACCCCTGTCTAACGGCAGGTTTGGCCTATTACATCTCGTTGAAAAGGGCTCCAGACAGGATCCAGATCTTGAAGGCGTTATATGAGGAGGAGTTTCTCCGGGCAGCGGAGGAAGATAGAGACAAGGCCAATATAATTCTGGTCCCGACTTACAGCTCTTTGAGTGCGACTTCGTAATGGCTAAGTATGCCTCAAACAAGTATGCCCTTGGGATTTCGGACAGGTCCGGTGCGGCCTATAAACTTCGGCATATGCGTAAAGAGTGGACAGGGATGCTGGTCGGTAAGGATGAGTGGGAATCCAAGCAGCCCCAGTTGTCTGTTGTCAAAACACGTGCCGATCCCCAGGCTTTGAGGAATCCGCGTCCCGACAGAACAGAGCCCGCTGTAGCAGTTCTCCTTCCTTTTAATCCTTTCCTTTCCGGAAGCAGCGGCTCTGCCGTTATAACAGCGACGGAACCCGGTCATGGAAGAAGCACGGGAGATACTGTTCGTTTCCGTACTTCGGAAGCGTTTGACGGGTTCACATCTGCCGCCGTCGAGAACTCAAGCGGATTTTCCATAACCAAGGTGGATGATGATAGTTACTCGTTCACATCTGGAAGCGGCACCGCAACGACAGGCAATGTCAGGGGCGGTGGAGGAAGCGTTTCTGCTGGTCCTGTAACCGTGAGTGCATGATATGGCTCTTACATTCACCACTCTGAAAACCGCCATCCAGGATTATACGGATAATACGGAGACGACGTTCGATAGTCAGTTGGCTCGTTTCATTCTCAATGCGGAAGAGCGCATTTTCAAGGAGTGCCAGCTAGATGTTTTCCGGAAGTCCTCACAGGGCTCCGTATCCTCTTCGAACAAGTTTCTGACTAAACCAACCGATTTCCTGGCGCAGGATTCATTGAGTGTGGTCAGTAGCTCAAACAACGAGTTCCTCTTGTACAAGCAGGTCACCTTCTTGCAGGACTACACTCCCAATCCTGCCACCACGGGAACTCCGAAATACTATGCAGATTGGGATGATTCGACCTTCCTGCTGGCTCCTACGCCAGATGATAACTACACGATGGAACTGCATTATTTCTACCGTCCGACTTCCATAACGACCAGTGCCGATGGAACTAGTTGGATTGGAACAAATGCAGAGCTTT